TTACAGATGTTGAAACAGAGAGCCCTGTTTCGGGGCGCGCCGTTCGCGCTCGGCTTTGAGGATACGGTAGATCGTCTGACGGGACAACCTGAACTTTTTGACTAAGGTATTGATGTTGTCTCCGGTGAAGGCGTCCATAATCTCCGCATTACGGGTGTGCATTCTGGTGGCCAGGTCCATAGGGATATAGAGCACCTGCCCACCCCAGTTGTCGGCAATGCGCACGGCAACGTCTTGGGCAATGCCTTTGGCTACGCCGTCGGGAAGCTGTACTTTGTTGGTCAGAACGTCGGCCACGTGGTCCCGCAGGTCCATGAGGAGTTCCGCTCCAACTTCGCCGGGCTTATTCATCGCATTCCTCCACGCGTTGCTGCCATTTCTTGAGCGCCTCGATGATGCTGCTTGCCTGCCAGCGGTTGAGCCATCGGTAGGACGCGACGCCGGGCTTGTTGTCGCGCCGGGTCATGCGTTGGGTGTAGGCGTTGAGCGCGGCCTCGCTCGGGTCGCGGACGGCTCCGGCCTTGTGCAGTTCCTGCCACAGGACAAATATCTTGCGGGCCTGGGCGTCGGGGAGCGACGGTTTTTGCGTGGTCTGGCCGGTCAACGTGTCCAGGTGGGCGCACAGGTTTTTGAGCTGCCCGTCGTTCAGGTCGGCAGTAGATGACACCTTGTAGCGCTCCTCCAGCATTGCCTGGTAGTCGTCGTCAGGCATGACCAGGATGCGCCTTTGCAGCGTCTTGCATTTGCGAATGAGCTTTGACCTCAAGGTTGCTCCCTTGGCTTTCATGGCGCATCTCCTCTGCTTGGTTTGCTACGCGACGCCCTTGCGGGCGTTTCGTCCCTACGGACTCGTCAGGCGTAGTTCCTAGGGCCAGGGGTAAAAGCCCTCTATCTCGTACTCTTCGTCGGCCATCTTCTCTGAGATTTTCACCTCCATGGATTCTCCCTCGGAAAGATCCTCCACGTTCCACTTTACTTCGCCCTCGTAGTGTTCGACGTCGAATACGTCGTCAATGTTGTCGTCCGCCCATTCTTGGGCGTCTTCTTTTGAGACAGAATCGGGGACCGTAAGGATTACGGTCTTCATTAACTTCTTTGTGATATCAACTGCGTATGTTGCCATGTTGATTATCTCCTTTTACCTGCATCTTGCGGATTAGTTGTTGTCTTCAACCAAGGGCAACAGCTCGACCAACTTTTCACGGACGGCCTGAAGTCTCACAGGATCAACCATCGGCATATTGAACGGTCCAGAAAGGTGGACATTGTTTGGATGGACAAGACCAGCAACCTCTTCAAGCAGACCGTTAAAATCGTACTTTTCGATGTCCACTTTCATTTCCATCACCTCACTGCTAATACGTGGTTATTCGCCCTTGACCTTGGAAATAGCGTCTCGGATGAAGTCATGGAGGGCTGTTATCTTTTGGTATTCCGGGGTATTTTCTACCGGAGTCCCTGCGTAATTTTCCACCATCTTAAAGAACTCCTTCTCCTCGAAAGGAGCGCACATCTCCAAGGCCGCAAGCAGTTCCTTGCGCTGCTCAATAAGAGTATCAAGCAGCTTGCCCGCGCGGACGATTTCGGCAGCCGAAGACTTCCGGCTTGCTTCGTCGTCTTCCAATTGGTCAGCAACCGATTGAGTCAATATGTTCAACGCGCATTCCCACGTCGGTGTCATGTCGATGGTGATCTCTTTTGCTTCCATGATATTTCCTTTGGTCGTTGTTGCGCTCACCATTTAATGAGCGTGCCATCGAAAGGCAGCCCGTGTTCCTCGGCGATAAATTGCCGCAAGCCGTCGGCGTCCCGGAATCCGTCGGCCTGGGCCAACATGTCCAGCGCGTGGTCCTCTAGGGGCTTACCGTTGACGGTGACATTGATGCCCTGACCATTTGACAGAAACCATATGGATATGGGCTCGGCGCTCTTGCACGATGGATCGGGCAGGACCAGCTTGCGGCAGCCCTGGGTGCGCATGCCGGTGTAGAGCTGCAACGGTTCGCCGGGGCGGGCGTGCCGCCGCTTGCCGTTGGCGCGGATGGTTTGCCGTTTTTTGAGGGCGGCCACATCATCCGCGAACTCCTGCTTAAAGTTGTAGGCAACCATTACCGCTCCACCTCCTTCCGAATCCGCAGCATCCGGTCCGGCTCCACGCCCTCGGGCAGGGCGCAGGGGCCGAGTTCGCAGCCGAGGCAGACCACGCCCTTGACGTTGTTCAGCTGGCGGGCCAAGGCAACGCCGGAGCTTTTGCACTTGAGCCCTGCGGGCATCCACAACGGCAGCGGCTGAGAGCCGCGCAGCTTGGGCTTGTCCTTTTCTTTGATGTACAGGTCTTTGCGAATCTCCATGAGGCCTCCTAGTGATCGGGCTGGCCGATCTCGGAACGGATCAGCCAGCCGGGGATTTCAAGGTCCAGCTCGTCGCCGCGCTCCACGTTGTCCGGGAACTCGACCTGGCTGCGGGGAATCCACATTTGAATGCCCGTGTCCTCAATCCTGCAAAGCACGGCCCGGCCGGTCGTGGCCTTGACCTGGACGATGTAGGTGCGATCAGCCATGCTCCACCTCCGCAACCGCCGTCCTGGGGCCGGTGTGGCCGCTACAGGTGTCCTCGGTCTGCCCGGCCAGCACGGCCTCATGCCGCGCCACCAGCTGGTCCATGTGTTCGCATTGCGCCTTGGTCAGGCCGCCGTCCTCGCGGGCGTTCTTGAGCATCTTGACAAACTCGCGGACATCCTTCTGGAGGCGGAGGACTTGCGCCTCCGCCCCCTGCAACGCCTTGCAGCGTCCGCATTGGGTCATGCCTCACCTCCCAACTCTTCCTCGGCGGGTTCGATGAAGAACTCGTCGCTGACAACGCGGCGCATGCCCACGGTCTTGAGCTTGGAATCCTGCCACCCGCGCATGGCCTCCTTGTTGACCGACTCTTTAACTGCGATGGCTTCTCTGATATCCAGCTCTTGGAGCCGCTCCAGGACCTGGGCCAGGGTCATCTTAGGAATGGGTTTGATCTTGGTAGCCTTGCGCCACCCGAAAACGCCATATGGCGTTTTTTGAGACTTGCGGGCCTTGAACAACTGATCCTTGTTCAGGGTCGCATAGATGCACAGGGAGTTGCCGAGTTCTTTCTGGCGGGCCTTGAGCGGCTCCATTTCCGCCGCCGCGTTGGCCTTGATGAGGTCGATATTCTCCGCCGCGTCGATTTCGACGGCATTGATCTGTCGTCCCAACTGAGCCAGCTCCAGCATGGCCGCCTCGGCCTGCTTGGCGTCTGCAATGACTTTGGCTTTGGGTTTGCTTCTAGCCATGGCAACCTCTCTCCAGCGGTGCGGTTTCCAGGGCGGCCACGGTATCGGCGTCGGCCAGGAGCGCATTGCAAATATGGGTGGCCATTTCGAGAGAGTCGGTGGGCATGTCCCGCTGGATGATGCACTTGAGCGCCATGGCCTTGTCCGCGATCTTGGCGCTGACGTAGCCCTCGGGGGCGGACCAGCCCACGTTGCCAGTCTGACGGCGGGTTTCCTTGTCGGGCAGGATTCTGAGTTTCATGTCTGGAACCTCCTAGACTTGCTTGACGATTTCAGGGGTGACCAGCGGGGAGCCTACGTTGGCGGCCAGGTTCATGGCAGCAACCACCAGGTTGCCCACCGCCAGGGGGTAGACCAGGGAAACGGAGTCATTGACGCCCGAGCGGCTGGCCGCGCCGGTCAACTTGGAGCGCAGTGTCTCAATCGCTTCACCGGAGATGATCTTCTCAGCATCGGCCCCGACCCGGCCAAAACGAAACTTGACATAGTCCGGCAAGCTTCCGTTCATCGGGCGAAGCTCGATCTTCTCGCAGCGCTGGACCACCTCACGGACCTGGGCATTGGACTCGCTCAACTTGTGCTTGAGCTCGGGTTGGCCGAGCAGGATGATGGACATAAGCTTGCGGAATCCGTCCTCCAACTCCAGGAAACGTTTGAGGTGCTTGATGGTGGGAATGGGGAGCCCGTGAGCCTCCTCAATGATCAGGCAATGAGAGGACCCGGCCCGGCTCGACTCGCGCAAAACCCGGTGCAGTTGGTGGAACCGCGCCTCCGGGCTGGACTTGATGGACTCGGACGGGGCTACGGTCTCCATGATCGCCTCGGCAATATGCAGCGCCTTGAGGGTCTTGCCCGTCTTGTCGTTATCCTCCATGGCCAGGACATACGGCTCAATGACGTGGACGGACTGATTCTCGCGGCTGATGCGGTCGACCAACTCCTTGCGCAGAGTGGACTTGCCGCTGCCTGACTCGCCGATCACGGCCACGAATCCCCCCTTTCGGGCGGTCAGGAACATGGCCTCGCGCACGTATCGGATGTCCGGGGAAAAGAACACGTCCTCGGGGCCGGTAACCTCTCCGAATGGGTTAACCATCAGCCCGAAGTGGCGCTTGGTTTCGGGGAATAATTCCTGCTTACCTAACAACATAAACTCCTCCATTTCTTCGGCGTGTTGTGCCGGTGTTTTGGCGCGGCTCTGGCGGAACAGGTGCTTGACCTTGTTGCCGTCCGCTCCGGCCTTGCGCAGTTGCTTACGGATGCGAGCCTGGAGTTCCTGGAGGTCCAGGGTCTTGGGCCAGACATCGCGGTTGACGATCTCATTGACGGCCGCCGGGCTGAGTTCCAGGCCTCGGGCCAAGGCCCGCTGCGAGAGTCCGACTTCGGCCAACAAATTTTTCAGCTTGGTCATGAGTTACCCCTGGTTTGCCACCAGCTTGAGCGGCGCGGGTGTGGCGTCTTGCTTGACGAAACGGGCCTCAATGGAATCCATCTCGTCCATGGGGACGCCGTCCGGGTAGCGCTGTGTGAGCCATGCGTAGGCCTCGCCGGTCCACCGGTCGCCCAGGCGGGCCTTGAGCTGCATGGCGGCTTCCACGATAGTCAGCGGCGGCAACTCCCGTTTGCTCGCGTCCAGCCCCAGGTCCCGGCCTCGCTTGGGCAGGTACTCGGGGGCGGGCTTGATGTCGGCCATGACGTCCACGCGCTCGGGGGCGCGGGGGTGCTTGGCGTCGGGTCCGGCCGCCTCGTCGATCTCCTTGACGTGCCGGTCCGCAATGGTGTCGGGCTGCGCCTGGTATTCCTGGCCGTAAACCGGGGCGTCCTCCCAAAATCCGGCGTCGTTCATCTTCACCGGTTCGATGGTCCAGACCGGCGCTTCGGCCAGGGCCGGATCGGGCACGGCCACGTCCACGGCCGGGGCTCGGTACGGGTTGACCACAACCTGCACTTTCATGTTCGGCACCAGGCCGGGTAGCATGCGCAGGTCGTAGGTGTTCCGTCCGTATCCCTTAATGGCGTGAGTGATGGTCATGTCGGGCTTGACCTTGGCGTCCACCGGCTTGGTGGTGACCAGCTCGCGGCACAGTTCCAGGGCCGGGGCTAAGCGCAGTTGCGCCTCGGTGATGGTCAGCCAGATGTCGTTCCGCGACTTGCCTGTTCGGCTGTGGATGGCATGGGCGTTGTAATGCTGCCGCCAGCGGTCGGCCGCGTTCTGCAACTCCTCCAGGCTGTTAATATGGAGGTAGCCGAGGCGGCTCTCAAATTGCGTTTCAACAATGTTGTTCGCGCACTCGACCTGCCCCTTGGCGCGGGGGTTGCCCGGTTTGTGGACCGCGACCTCCACGCCCAGGCGGGCGCAGAGGTTGAGGAACAGGTGGGAGGTGTTTGCGGACCCCGCGTCCATGCCCAGGATGTAGCAGATACCGTGCATGGGGTCGTGCCGCCCCCGGTAGCTGACAGCGTCCAGGAAGACGTCCACCAGCCCCTGGGCGGACTCGCCCGCGGCCTGCACATACCGGACGTAAATCGTGCCGGAGTAGTGGTCGGTAATGACGTAGCGCCACACCCGCTCACGCTCGGCCTTCTTCACGTTCAGCGGCTTGTTCTTATAGAACTTGGCCTCCTCCATGACGGCCAGGCCGCCCTTGGGGAGGTAGAATAATACGCAGATGGACGGGTCCACCTGCCAGACATGGTTGGGGTGCAGGGAGCGCATGTGGACGAACGGCTTGCCCGTGGCCAACATGTCCGGGTGGCAGCGGTATCGCCGCATGGCCCGGCTCAATGTGGTGGGGGAAACGTCGGCGTCCTCGAAACCGGAGTCCCGCAGGATCGCGGCGGCCACGGTCAGCGGCATGGTCCGCTTGCCGTTATCGCGGGTGGACTTGTGCATAAGGTGCGAGAGCGCCTTGCAGGTCCCCTCGGACACGGTCAAGTCACCGGCGTTACGCCTTTTCTTGCGCCCGGACTTCCAGCCTATATCGGACTTGAGTCGCCGGTATACGGTCTGCTCGGAGCAGTTGAGCAGCTTCGCCACCTGGCTAACCATGGGGGCGCGTTGACCATGCTCGGCAGCATCCAGACGGACGGCCAGGTCGCGCAGAGTGTCGAGGACGCCGAGGTTAGTGGTCATGGCCTACCAGCTCCGCCCGTTGGGGGTGTTGGTCTGGCCCGCTTCCAGGTCGGCCTGGGCCGTCTCGCGCATCCAGGCCGGGCTGACCTCCTCCTCGAAGTCCACCGGGATATTGTGCTGGATCAGCGCCGCGTTGATGGCCTGGCAGTAGTTTCCGACCGAACCAATCACATGCTGCGAGGTGTGCGCCGAAACGTCGTGGCTGTTCAAAATCGCCTCCACCTGGACCAGGAACTCGTTCCACCCCACCAGGGCGGTCATGTAGGCGTTTTCCAGCGCCTTGACGGCCTCGGCCTCGCGGGCCAGGCGCAGTTCTTGGTCCGCGTCCTTGGGCAGGCTCTTGAGCCGGAAAAGCTCCTCCTCGGTCTTCTCCAATCGGGTGGCCTTGTCTTCCAGCAGCTTGCCGCGCGCATCCAGGTCGGCGGTCAGGCCGTCCTTTTCTCTTTTCGCGGCTTCGCGTTCGGCCTGGTGCTTGGCCGCCATGTCTTCCAGGATCGCCAGGACATCCTCCTTGGACTCGGATTCGATGGCCTGCTTGACGATGGCCTGTTCCGCCTCGGGCAGCGCCTTGAGGGCGCGGTAATCCTTGGCCCGGAAGCCTATGCGCTCGGCGGATTCGTAGAGGTCGGAACCGAGGGTGCGGAGGTTGCCGATGAGGTCACGAACATAGCGCCCGGTCTTCCCGAGGAAGTGGTCGCAAAATTCATCAAAAGTGGAAATGTATTTCCGGTTTCCGTCGTTGTCATTATACGGCAAACCTTTGTATTTCTTGTCTTCGCGCACCTGTCGGGCAAACTGCGCAGCGGAAATATTTCCGATTTTTGCGAAGAACGTGGACGCCTCAATCCGCCCGATTGCCTTGAAGACATCGGCACTATCCAGTACGGCCTGGTCGATGGCAGCGGCGGTATGCTGCGTCTCATTCAGGGCCGCGCCCCGCTCCGGCGTGATCTCGGGAACCAGGGGGGCGTCGGAGACTTCCTGAGGCTCGCCCTGGACGGCGATCAACTCGCACAGCCCCTCGGGCCGGGTGCACTTGCCGGTCTCGCCGGGAATCAGCTTGCCGGGCGTGGGGTTGCTCTTGGATTTGTGGTGCTTGCAAGTGGAGCAGGAACAGGTGGTCTCATCGGTATGCCCGCCCCATGCAGCGTCCTCACGGTCGATGCAGTCACGAACGGCCAGGGAGAGCTTGACCGCCATGTCCTCGCCGTCAAGAAGCAAGGCTTGGCAGACGTCGGAGGCCAGTTCGTCCGGGCTCACGTCGCCGCGTTCGTCGGCCCAAAGACAGGCATAGGTGTCCAGGGCGGCCTGGGTCTTGGCGGTGCGGCTGACCGGGTTCTCAAAATTCGCCGCGATAAAGTCTTGGACGGTGGCGGGCAGAGTGCGCGTGGTGGTGTCGGTGGCCGGCAGAGTGCGCGTGGTGGTGTCGGTGGCCGGGCTAGTCATTGTTGGTCACCTCCCGCAGCGTGCGCTGCAAGTCGCGCAGCATCAGGCATTCCTCGCGCCCCTGCACGATGGCGGACATCCCCAGGGTGTGCCCTCCCGCTTTGGCGGGCAGACTTGTCGAACTCCATTTTTCGCGGGGGAGCAGGTCGCGCAGCTTTGAGCAGACGTCGGGCCCGGCAGCGGCCACGGCGTAGGCCATGGGCACGCCGTGCATGTCCGAAACGATGGGGACGAGAGAGAGGAGCTGTCCCATCTGGTAGCATTGGTACTCTTTGTCCATGTGAGCCTCCTTGTTAGTTGAGCGCGCCCGCCATGACGCGCTGGTTGATTTCGTTCATGCGGTTGTTCACCCTGGCCATCTCGTTGGCGTGGGCCTGGGCTATTTGCAGCGTGGCGATGGAGGGGGCGTAGCGCCCGGTATCCAATCGGGTGACAAACCCCTCGTCCACCAGGACGGTCAGGGCGCGGGAAATATTGACGGCGCTTTCGCCCAGGGCCTGGGCTATTTCACCGTTGGACAGTCCGTCCATGGTGCGGCCCTTGAGCATGGACAGGACGCGCAGCACACGCTGCGAGGAAGACATTTTAGCCATGGACGGCCTCCGATCCGGGGTTGACCGGGTACAGGGTGGCGCAGACGAACCCGCCCGCCAGAAGCCGGGCCACCAGGTCGGCCCGCTCGTCCGGCCTGGGGCAAATCTCCCGCAGGTCCGCGTCGGTGATGGTTCGCGTTCCGATCAGCTGCAACGCCTTGCGCATGCGCTGCATTTGCAGCGTCTCTTTGATGGTGATCTGCTTATACGCCATGGGAACCTCCTGCTGTTTGTGGGCACCGGTTCCTCCTGCTATGGTCGGGGTGTCCAAACCACGGGCGCTCTGCGGCGCTCGAACCGCACAGGAGGAACCGGAAATATGTGGGATCAATTGCTCCCGGTAGTCGCTACCGGGGTTTTCACCTTGGCGGGATTCGGCTTGTCCGCCTTTATCGAGGGCCGGAAAAGCCGACAGCAATTTTTGCAGATGGTCTTCAACAAGCGAGTCGAGACGTATACGGACCTCATCAGGAAGACCCACGAAATAGCGATTGGTTGTTTCTTTGACGGCAATAATCAGCGTGTCATCGAGAAGGGAATGAAATTCCTGGACGAGTTCGGCGGATGCGCCCTTTTCGCCAGTCAAGAGGTCGCAACTCTTGCTATGGATTTCGCCACAACTGCCGCTCGAAACGAGATGCCATTCCCGGATAAGCAGGAAAAGCTGGGAGCGCTCCACCGCGAATTGCGCGGCCGATGCCAGCAGGAACTGGGGATGGCCGATCTTCAAAAACAGCTTGTTGAAGAGTAGCTTGACGGGGAACGCCTCGGCGATGTGCCGTTCCCAGGGTCGGCCGCTCAGGACGTGCAGGAGATCGCGCTGCTCCAGCGCGGTGATGCCGGAGGGGCGCGTCATCCGATCTTCTCCCAAAGCTCGCGCTTGCGCTTGGCCCGCGCCTTGTCTTCGGCCGTGATCTTGCCCAACTCAAAGAGCGGAACCTCATCAGGACTGAGCAGCTTGTAACCCGTGCCCTTGAGCGCGGCTTGCACCAGGCCGCCGTCGCCGGTGATCTTCACCAGCGCGGCCAGGAATTGCAGCGGGGTAGGCCTGTCCTCCTTGGAGGGGCTGGCCCAATTGTTCAGGGTATGGACGGATACGTCGTGGCCGGTCAGCCGCGAAAGCTCCTCGGCCACCAAGTCGCGGGAGAGCCCGCAACCCTTGAGCGCTCCGTTCAAGGCGTCCTGGACAGCCTCCGTGGTCCGGCAGGAGCCGTTTTCCAGCCGCTGCGAAGGCAGGCTGGACAGAGGAAGGCTCAGTTGCACCATCCTTGCGTCTGATCTCGGTGGGCGGTTAGACATTGTTTTCCTGCTGTGTGCCGGGTATAGGTAGGCTACGCGTTCATTGCAGTAGCAAGTTCGTTGTCCTGGACGATCTCGCCGTCCTTGAGCCCGAGCTTTACCGCGATGCGGTGCGTCTGGCCGCGCGTCGGGTTCCGGCGTTCGGCCAGGATGTCGTAGACGAGATTCGGCGGGAATCCGTTGGAAACCGCCCATTGGGAAATGGAGATGCCCTTGCGCTTGAAATCTTCCCGAACCTGTTCGGAGGTACGAAGCATAACGTAATCCTTGGTGTTTCTCTTTTTTTTGCGTGGTTTTGTGTGAACCTGTTTTGCTTTGTGTGAATTTGTTATGACCCCAAATGGGTACTTTGTCAAGACTCTGTTTGGAGTCTCAGGGATGTTTATGGCTTTTGAAACTTTGGGAGATAGAATCGCCCATGTTCGAGGGGGATTGACTCAACAGGAATTTGCGGAGCGCTTGGGCATAAGCCGCAATACGTTGGTTCGATATGAAAACAATAAAAGGATTCCTGACGCTGAGTTTTTATGTATGTTGGCCAGGAATTTCGGTGCTGACCCTCAGTGGTTGTTGATGGGAGGGGAGCCGCCCATGGAGCTTTCGCCACGTGAGTCTGCGCTCATCGCCAACTACCGGGCCAGCCCTGAGGAGGCTAAACGGAGTGTAGAAACGACGGCTGCTCTATTCGCGCAACCAAAAATGGACGTAGATAAGGCCGGATAAAGGAGGTGCGTGGTGGCAAAATTATTTCCCTCTCTGTTGCTTTTGTGGTTTGCCCTAGCGCTGCTCGGTTGTGGCGAAGGCCAAGGCATTCAACCAAAGTTTTCCAACGCCAAGATGCACATTGCCAAAAACGGGCGTCTCATCTTCAGCGCCGAGACGAATCTACCCGACGGCACAAAAGTTAATTCTTGGATTGGGATAAAGGGAAAGAGCCTATACTCGGATGCTCCAATTAATCCTCGGCAATGGGATGTGGTGGTGCAGGATGGCCGGTTCCAAAGTTGGTTCCCTACAGTTTATGAAAAAGGGCTCAAAGCAGGGCAATATGTTTTGACCTTCAGCGTCTTGCCCGGCCAGGACCCAGTCCTTGGGTTAAAAAATAAAAGGCTTTCCGGGCAAGGGGTGGAGGTCTGGGCGGATGGACAAAGAGTGTTTTCGGAGAAGACGCCAATTGATCTTCCCGACTTGCCCCCACACGGCCCGCTGGTAATATCTAGTTTTGTCCTCCCCGTTGATACGCCGCCCGAAACTCGGGAGCTGGTCGATTCCGTTTCTTTGGCCGTGGCGGATACCTTCCCCGGCCTTGTCAAATACTCGTCGCAGATGGATTGCATCGGAATCGCCAGGCGCGAGGTCCACGCTCATAATGGCGAGTGGCGCAAGGTGGTCGTCCTGGAGTTCGTGGTCCACAACGATGCCGATCTGCCGCAGGGTTTGCTTCCCAGCCGGGGGCATCACATCTTTCTTGAAATCGGCGAGGACGGCAAAACCCTGGCCGTCAACAAGCAGGCCGCCGTGTCCCTGCTCCTGGACAAGCCGTTCCACGACGCGCCGAAGTTCCTGGATATCCCTCTCTAGCCTCACCATCTCGGGCCGCCTCTCTGGTGGCCCGTTTTTTTGTAACACCCGTTACAATACCGCACCGACAACCCCGCATATCGTTGGGCCTCTACCGTACCCCTGCGGGGGCGGTCCGGGGTTTTCTTCTGCTTGACCGGGCCGCCCTCCAAACAAGGAGAGGCCCGATGCATACCCCCCGAATGACCAAGACCGCGACTCTGGCCCTGGCATTGCTCGCCCTGGTCGCCCTGATCTCCCCGCAACAGCTGCCCGTCATCGTCTACAAGGTCGGCCTGGTCCTCCTGGCCGGTGTGGCCGGGTACATCCTGGACCGGGCGCTGTTCCCCTACGCCCGGCCGGACAAGTGGCTGCCTAATCGGAATACCCCGACTGATTGTATGGGGTGCACGCTCAACAGCAAAAACTCGTTCCTCGCCCAGTTCCGCCGCGCCGTAATCGTGGCCGCCGCCATGCTGGCCGTGGGGCTGGGGCTCTGATGGTCCGCCGCCATTGGGAGCTGTGGCTGGCCGCCCTGGTCGCGGCCTTGACTGTACTGGCTATGGTGGCCTGGTCGCATGCCGGAGGCATCCCCTCCCGCGCCCACCAGTACCGCTCGGCGCTCATCCGCTGCGCCCGTTTCGAGTGGGGGCTGTCCGCTCCTGTGGCCACCTTCGCGGCCCAGGTCCACCAGGAAAGCGCCTGGAACCCCGACGCCAGGTCGCGCTATGCCGACGGCCTGGCGCAGTTCACCCCGCAGACGGCCGACTGGCTGCCGGAGGTAGCCCCGCAGGTCGGCAAGGCCGATCCGTTCAATCCGGGCTGGGCGTTGCGCGCCCTGACCGCCTATGACCTGTACCTGTGGAGTCTTGTTCACGCCGCGACCGATTGCGACCGCGCGGCGAAAATGTTGTCCGCCTACAACGGCGGGCTCGGCTGGCTTCGGCGCGACGAGCGCCTGGCCGCGGCCCAGGGATTGGACCCGGCCCGCTGGTGGAATCAGGTGGCAGCGGTCAACGCGGGCCGGGCCCCCTGGGCCATCAAGGAAAACCGCGCCTATCCCCGGCGCATTCTGCTGCTGCTTGAGCCCCTCTACGAGGAAGCCGGGTGGGGCCGGGGGATGTGCCCATGATAAGCCTGTCCACCGCTGTCTCCATGCTCACCGGCGGCACGACCAAAAAAGTGATCTTTGGCCTGATTGGCGGCCTGCTGCTAGCGGCCGCCCTGGCCTTCGGGGCCTGGAAGTGTTGGCATGCCGGATACCACGCCGCCGACCAAAAGCGCCGGGCCGAAGTGGCCGAGCTGCAAGGGGCCCATTCCCGCGCCCTGGCCGCCGCCGAATCTGAGGCCCGCCGCGCCCTGGCCGCCGCCACGGCCCGAGGCAACGCCCTGGAGGCCGAATACCTGGCCGCCCGAAAAACCATCAACCGTCAAGCCCAAGAGCTGACCAGAAAGAGGATAGCCAATGCGAGTCGTCCTGTTGTTACTGCTGACGGCGCTCTGCGCGTGGGCCCCGAGTGGGTGCGCGCATACAACGAGGCCATCGGAGCCGGTCCCGGTGACGGTGGTCACCCCTTGCCCGCAACCGCCCCCGGCGCTGCTGGAGCGGCCGGAGCCGCCCCGCCCGCTGACGCCGGGGTACTTCGAGGAGACGGCACCGTGACGCCCGCCGACATCCTCGCCCACGCCCGCGACTACGGACAACGCAACCGGGCCATGGCGGCCCAGCTTAACGCGCTGATTGATTGGGCCGAGGGGCTGCGGGAGGTGGCGCAGTGACCGAAGTAACGCTCCCCCTGTGGCAGCTGCTGACGTTAGGCACAACCCTGCTTCTGGCTTTTCTCGGATTCGCGTTCACTGCCTGGAGGCTGGTCTCGGCCGCAAAGGATCGGGCGCATGAAAATGCCGTGAAGTGCGCTAACGCGGCGGCGACGAAAGCGGACGACAACGAGAAGAGCATCCTCAGGCTTCGCGCTGAATTGCCCCTGGAATATGTCCGGCGTGAAGACTGGATACGCAATCAAACCGTCATCGAGGCCAAGCTGGATGCCTTGGCCGTCAAGCTCGACAATGGAGGTCGTTGTGGAAATTGATCATGCCCGCGCGCGGCGGGAATACTTACGATGGGTGCTTTTGCTTACGCTAAACAACGCCCGGCCCATGGGGTGTTACGACTCCACGGCCCTGGCCACGGTCCAGGGGGTTTATGCCGACGCCACTGAATTGGAAGTCCGCAGGGAATTGGACTACCTCGCTGAGCGCGAATTGATCTCGCTGAACAAGCTGCCCGATGGCCGCTGGATCGCCAAGCTGAATCGGCTGGGGGTAGACTTGGCGGAATACACCATTGACTGCGAACCCGGCATTGCCCGGCCCGAGAAGTACTGGTAGCCATGCCGCGCCGCTCCGCAGTCAATCAACTGCCTACCGAGGTCAAGGCGTGGCTGGACCGCGCCCTGGCTGAAAACGGATTTGCCGACTATCAGCTCCTGGCCGAGGAACTCAAGGCCAAGGGATTCGATATTTCTAAATCCGCCGTCCACCGGTACGGCCAGCAGTTCGAGGAACGTCTGGCCTCCCTCAAGCTGGTGACCGAACAGTCCCGCGCCATCGTGGAGGCCAATCCGGACGACGACAACGCCATCAATGACGCCCTCATGCGCCTGACCCAGGAGAAGCTGTTCGGCATCCTCATGGAAATGGAGGTGGACACCAAGAAGGTCAACCTGGCAGGGCTGGCCAGGTCTATTGCCGAGCTGGGGCGCGCGTCGGTCACACAAAAGAAGTGGATGGCGGAGGCCCGCGAGCAGGCGCGCAAGGAAGCCGAGGAGCAACTGGTCCAGGCCGTCGAAGACGCGGCCAGGGAGGACGGCGGCAAGGCCTCGGCGGAAGACGTCCTGCAACGGATCAAGGCTATCTACCGGGGCGAGGCATGAGCGGCGTCCTCCATCCTTATCAGCGCCAGTGGGTGGACGATATTTCCCGTTTCAAGGTCGGGATGTTCGCCCGCCAGACGGGCAAGACTTTTTCCACCACCTTGGAAATTGCCGAGGACATCCTGGGGCATGACGTCCGTGGCGAGCGTTCCCGGTGGGTCATTCTTTCCCGAGGCGAGCGCCAAGCCAAAGAGGCTATGGACGAAGGCCTCAAGCTCCACCTGCGGGCCATGGGCACGGCCTTTGACTATTTTGAGGAAGACTCCGGTTATCGCTACGAAGACGGCTCCAGCATCAAAGCCCAAGAAGTCGTCCTCAAGCATGGCAGCAGGGTAACGGCGTTGCCCGCCAACCCCGACACGGCGCGCGGGTTCTCGGCGAATGTGTTTCTGGATGAGTTCGCCTTCCATGCGGACTCGCGTAAAATCTGGTCCGCACTGTTCCCGGTCATCTCCAAGCCCGGCCTCAAGCTGCGCGTGGTTTCCACCCCTAACGGCAAGGCCAACAAATTCTATGAGCTAATGACCGACGCCAAGCTCGGCAAAGTCTGGAGCCGCCATGTCGTGGACATTTACAAGGCCGTTGAGCTCGGCCTGGATCGCAATATCCAAGAGTTGCGCGACGGTGTCGGTGATGACGACGCCTGGGCCCAGGAATACGAACTGAAATGGTTGGACGAGGCGTCGGCCTGGCTTTCTTACGACCTCATCGGCGCGGCCGAGCATGAGCGCGCCGGTATCCCCGAGAACTACACCAGCGGCCCCTGCTTCGTGGGCGTGGATATTGGCATCCGTGGCGATCTGTTCGTCATTTGGGTTTTTGAAAAGGTGGGCGACGTGCTGTGGACCCGCGACGTGATCGTCCGCAAGCGCATATCCTTTGCCGAACAGGACGCCCTCCTGGATGAGGTGTTCGCCCGCTATAACGTGGTCGCCTGCCGCATGGACCAGACCGGCATGGGCGAGAAGCCGGTGGAAGACGCCAAGCGCCGCCACGGCGAGCTGCGCGTCCAGGGCGTGATTTTCAACCCGGCAACCAAGCTCTACCTGGCCACCATCGGTAAGGAAGGGTTTGACGACCGCACCGTCCGCATCCCCCTCGGCGATCCGGCCCTACGGGCCGACTTGCACAAGCTCCGGCGCGAGTCCACCCCCACCGGGGCACCCCGCTTTGTCGCGGAGTCCGACTCATCTGGCCATGCCGACCGGGCGTGGGCCTGTTTTCTTGCCCAGGCGGCGGCCGATGGCGGCCACGAATCCTTCGGCTACCAAGCCGTCCCCAAACCCAACCTTGACGATGACCGAGACAACCGGGTGGTGCGCTGCACCGCCGGATTCGGGAGAGGCATGATATGAAGACGCCCGTTTTATACGACCACCGGAACAGGCCCATCAAACGCACTGAGTTGAAGCGGGAAGTCGCGGCCCCGACCCTGACCGGCATCAGGACCATATGGGACAACCAATCCGTGGCTCTGGGGCTGACCCCGGCCAAGTTGGCCCAGGTCATGCGCGACGCGGCCGACGGCGACGCCCGCGAATACCTGATCCTTGCCGAGGAGATGGAGGAGCGCGACCCGCATTACGCCTCGGTCCTGTCCACCCGCAAGCGGGCCGTGGCCGGTATCGAGCCCAACGTGATCCCGGCCTCGGACGATCCCAAGGACATCGAGATTGCGGACGCGGTCCAGGCCCTGGTGGACAAGCCCGAGTTTTCCGTGCTGGTGACCGACCTCCTGGACGGCCTGGGCAAGGGCTACTCCGTGTGCGAGATCATGTGGGACCAGCGCGGTGCACAATGGACGCCCAGGGAATACCTGTGGCGAGATCCCCGCTTTTTCGTTTTTGACCGCGAGTCAGGCCAGAAATTGCGCCTCCTGGACGAGGCCGACTCCTTCGAGGGCCGCCCGCTGCCGCCGTTCAAGTTCATCACCCACATGCCGCACCTTAAAAGCGGCATCCCCATCCGCTCCGGCCTGGCCCGCCTGGCCGCTGTGAGTTGGATGTGCAAGGCCTATACCCTGGCCGACTGGATGGCCTTTGCCGAGGTCTTCGGCATGCCCCTGCGTCTCGGCCGCTACGGCGAGAACGCGAGTGATCGTGACAAGGAGGTATTGGCGCGGGCCGTTGCGAACCTCGGCATGGACGCGGCCGCCATCGTGCCCGACACCATGCGCATCGAGTTCATCGAGGCGGCCAAGTCGGCGGGCGGCCAGGACCTGTTCTGGCGGCTGGCCGAATGGCTGGACCGCCAGCTCTCCAAGGCCGTCCTGGGCCAGACCATGACTTCGGACGACGGCTCGTCAAACGCCCAGGCTCAGGTCCATAACGACGTGCGACTGGACATCAAGAACGATGACGGCAGGCAGGTTGGGGGGACCGTCAACCGTGACCTGGTCGTGCCGTTTGTGGACCTCAATTACGGCGTCCAGGAGCGCTACCCGCGCGTCCGCATCCATGAGGAGGAACCCGAGGACATTACGGCCCTGGCCGACGCCCTGGACAAGATCGTGCCTCTGGGCAACGCCGGTATTTCCGCCCGCGAAGTACGCGAGCGCATGGGCTTTCCCGAGCCCGATGGCGACACGGAGCTGCTTGGCCAGCCCCTCGCGCCCGCCGAAGATCTCCCGGCGCTCAACCGTGCCCGGAACCGATCCGGTGCGGCCGACGCCGACGAACTGGACCTGCTGGCCGTCGAGGCCCTGGCCGATTGGGAGCCCGCCATGGGCCCGCTGATCAATCCCGTCATGGACCTGGCCGAGCGGAGTTCGAGCTATGACGAGTTCCTGGCCGGGCTGGGCGAGATCGCGCGCGATATGGACGCCGAAACGCTTGTCCGATCCATGGCCGAGGCGACCTTCAAGGCGCGCGGCCTGGGTGACGCGGAGTAGCCGTGGCCAAGCCCGCCCATCTCATCCGGCCGCCCAGGGAGGCCTTGGCCTGGTTCGACGCCAAGGGGATCAAGCCGAGTTTCGATTACACCGACGTCTGGCGTGAGGAGCACGCCTCGGCCTTCACCGTGGCCAAGGGGCTCCAGGCGGACATCCTGACCGACATCCGCGACGAGGTACGCCGCGCCTTGGCCGAGGGCCGCACCTTCCGCGACTTCGCCAAAGACCTGACGCCCACTCTTCAGCGCAAGGGCTGGTGGGGCGTTCAGTCGATGGACGACCCGCTGACCGGCGAGACGCGCACGGTCCAGTTGGGCAGCCCGCGCCGCCTCAAGGTTATCTACGAGACCAACATGCGCACCGCGCGCAGCGCCGGGCAATGGGAGCGCATCCAGCGCACCAAGGCCGGGCTGCCGTATCTGCTTTACCAGCTCGGCCCGTCGCGCAAGCACCGGCCCGAGCACGTGGCCTTTCACGGCCTGCTGCTGCCGGTGGATAACGAGTTCTGGTCAGCGCACATGCCGCCCAACGGCTGGGGCTGCAAGTGTTGGGTGCGCCAGGTATCCAAGGGCGAACACGCCCGCTTGGTCAAGACCGGCGTCCGCGCCCCGGAGCCGGAGCAGGAGATCGACCCGGATACCGGCCTGCCCACCGGCCGCCGCATGCCGTCCAACGTGCCGGTGCGGACCAAGGCCCCGGCCCTGGGCAGCCGTGAGTGGGTGAATAAGCGCACCGGCGAGGTCCACCGGGTTCCGGTCGGCACCGACCCCGGCTGGGACTACAACCCCGGCGCTGTGGGGCGGCTGAACAAGGCCGTGGAGCTGGTGGGCGAGAAGCTGGCCATGGCCGGGCCCGAGGGCGGCGGGATCGTCCGCGAGCTGGCGGCCGGGACTCTGGAGGCCTGGGCCAAGTCGCCCAAGACCAATTTCCCCATAGGGGTCATGGCCGAGGCGGACGCGGCCCGGATCGGCGGCAAGACCACCCTGGTCAACCTGTCGCCCGAGACCATGAGCAAGCAACTCGCCAACCACCCGGAAGTGGCTTTCGAGGAATACGGCGCGGTCCAGGACGCCCTGGATCGTGGCGAGCCTATCCAGGACGGCGCGCGCAGCCTGGTCTATTTGCTGGAGGAGGACGGGTATGTGGCCGTGGTCAAAGCCACCCGGACGGGCAAGGCCACCTTCTTGACGAGCTTCCGGCGGCTGTCCTCGGAACAGGGCAAGCGCGACCGTGAAATCGTCCGGTTGCGGAGCCGCCAAAAGTAAAGCCCCCGGCATGGCCGAGGGCTTTCGCTGACCGGCGGGGCCTCCCACCCGGTAAAACCGGAAACCCCGCATGGCACTCCGACGCGAACGCCGGGTTACGGCCGGGAGAATCATCACCGTGTCGCGGCCAGCTACCTACTAAATACATCCTCCGCACCGCCGAGTAAACCCCCTGGGCGCGAATTTCCGTCTAGACGCGCCGAGTCTGCCTTCCGCGCCCCGTTGCCCGGTTTTTCCACGAAAACGCCTTACAGGGCGTTCATGAACGCCTGTGAACACCGATCGAAAGGGGCGACGCGGCCGGGACCTCACCCCGCCGAAGACCGGCCCAGGGCGGCGGCCCTGTTTTTGTAACACCCGTTACAAGCCGCGCCCGGCGATCCGTGCGAACGTCGGGCGCATGAAAGACATCTTTATCGCCATGAACATACAGCTGGTCAATGGGAAGGCTCCCGAATGGGTGCAGCTCCTTCCGCCTGGTCCCGAAGTCCGAGGCCGTGACGGCCGTCATTGGTATTTCGGCACAGCCGAGCTCCAGGCCGTCCTGGACAACTTCGAGGGCGGGCGCATCGACCTGCCCATCGACCGGGAACACTCCACCGACAAAAAAGGGGCCAACGGTGAGGAAGCACCGGCCGCTGCCTGGATTGTAGAAGTGGCCGACCGCAACGGCGACGGCGGCGTGTGGGGCCGTGTGGATTGGACCGAGCGCGGCCGCGCCCAGGTCGAGGCCCGCGAGTACCGCTACCTGTCGCCCGTTTTCTACTACACCGACGATCTGCGCATTGTGGCCCTGGATTCCGCAGGGCTGACCAATAAACCCAACCTGCACCTGGCCGCGCTCAACCGGCAGGTGGAAACCATGGAGGACGACGCCATGAAAAAGGCATTGTGCCGCAAGCTCGGACTGCCGGAGACGGCCACCGAGCAGGAAATCCAGGCCGCCGTGGCCAAGATCATGGGCGATCTCGACACGGCCAACAACCGGGCCATGAGCAAGGATATGTTGTCCGCGCTCGGCCTGGCCGAGGACGCGGGGGCCGACGCCGCCGTGGCCAAGATCAACGAGCTGGCCTTGGCCCAGAACCACGCCCAGGGGGCGGGTGCCATCGACATCACCAAGCTGGTGCCCCGCGCCGACCTGGAGATGGCCATCAACCGCGCCGAGACCGCTGAGAAGGCGCTCAAGGATCGCGAGGCCGCCGAGCTGGAGGACAAGATCGAGGTCGCGGTCAATCGCGCCATCCAGGACGGTAAGATCGCCCCGGCCTCCAAGAACTTCTATGTGGCCTCCTGCCGCAAGGAAGGCGGCCTCAAGGAGTTCGAGGACTTCGCCAAGTCCGCCCCGCAGGTCATCGAGGACCCGCAGCTGCCCGACAAGCCCGAAGGCGAAGGCAAGGCCATGAACCAGCAGCAGGCGCACATTGCCGAGCAGTTCGGCAACAGCGCCGAGGACCTGGCCAAGTACGCCGGGAAGGAGGGCTAGGACATGGCTCTTATCGCAGACAGAAACACCCCGTTGAAAGACGGCGAGGAGATCGGCGTGCCCATGGCCGCCGGTGCCAAGATTTACGGGGGCGGCATCGTGGTGGCCAATGCCACCGGCTACGCCGCGCCCGGCAGCACGGCGACGACACTCACCTACCTCGGCCGGGCCGAGGAACAGGTGGACAACACCAACGGAAACGACGGCGACAAGACTGTCCGCGTCCGCCGCCTGAAGGCGTTCAAGTTCGATAACTCGGACGCCGACCCCGTCACCCAGGCCAGCCTGGGCAAGCCCTGCTACATCGTGGACGACGAGACCGTGGCCGCGACCAACGGCGGTTCCACCCGATCCGCAGCCGGTACCGTGGTCGGCATCGACGACGACGGCGTGTGGGTCCTGTAATCCAAGGAGAAAGGAAAAAAATGAAACGCATTTTCAATACTGCGCTGGCTTGGGTCCTGCTTGTCGGGGCCTGCCTGGCCTTTGCCGCCGTTCCCGAGACCGCATCGGCCGGAAGCCCGGACATGGGCGCACTGCCCGCCTTCGCCTTCGGCGGCCTGCTCGTGAACAAAGCTGTCCTGGGCGACATCTTCACCAACCTCAAGACCACCTTTAACAAGGCCTTCGACACCACGCCCGCCCAGTGGGAGAAGATCGCCATGCGGGTGCCGTCCAGCTCCAGCCAGAACGACTACTCCTGGCTGTCCAACTTCCCGCGCATGCGCAAATGGGTGGGCGACAAGGTGGTCAAGGCCCTGGAAGGCTTCAAGTACACCGTGGTCAATGACGACTGGGAAGCGACCGTCGAGGTCAAGCGCAACGACATCGAGGACGACAACCTGGGCGTCTACGCGCCCCAGGCTCAGAACGCCGGATATAGCGCCAAGACCCTGCCGGACGAGATCGTGTTCGAGCTGCCCGACAAGGGGTTTGAATCCACCTGCTACGACGGCCAATACTTCTTCGACACCGACCACCCGGTGGGCAAGACCAGTGTCAGCAACAAGGGCACTGTGGCCTTTGACATCTCCACCCTGGCGAAGGCCAAGGCCAGCTATGGCGCGGCCCGCACGGCCATGCGCAAGTTCAAGGACGAGGACGGCCGTCCCCTGGGCGTCAAGCCCAATGTGCTGCTTGTCCCGGCCGCTCTGGAGGACGACGCCAAGCTGCTCATGACCGCCGACAAACTGGCCGACGACCAGCCCAACCCCTACAAGGGCACGGCCGAGGTCGTGGTCGGCGATTACCTGACCAGCGACACAGCCTGGTTCCTGCTGGACACCAAACGCCCGGTCAAGCCCTTCATCTACCAAGAGCGCAAGAAGCCCGTCTTCGTGCAGCAAATCGACGTGAGCGCGGACGACGTATTCTCCCGCGCCATCTTCAAGTTCGGGGCCGAGGCCCGCGCCGCCGGAGGCTACGCCTTCTGGCAGATGGCCTGGGGCTCCACCGGCGAAGGCGCGTAGAGGGGGTAATCCATGAGCATCACCATCACCTCCAAGCGCGCGGGTTTTCGCCGGTGCGGCATGCCGCACCCGGCCGAGCCCGTGACCTACGACGACGACAAGTTCTCCGAAGAGGAGCTGAAGGCCCTGAAGGCCGAGCCCATGCTCGTCGTGGTGGAGAGCGAGGACAAGGACGCCGCCAAAAAGAAGGCCGCGCCCGAGCCCAAGCCCAAACCGAACGCCAACACCAGCGCCGGGACCGCCGTACCGACCAAGCCCGAGGGCGAAGCCCTGACGGCCGCCATTGTGGCGATCATTCCCGAGCTGAAGGGGGCCGAGGACTTCACCGCCTCCGGGACGCCCAAGGTCAAGTCCGTGGAAACGGCGCTCGGCTACGACGTCACCGGCGACGAAGTGGCCGCTGCCTTTGAAACCTACACCAAGAGCAAGGATGACGCCTGATGGCCTACGCCACCACGCAAGACATCATCGACCGGTACGGCGAGGACCAGCTCCTGGTCCTCGCCGACCGGGACGGTGACGGCATAGCCGACCAGGGCGTGACATCCCGCGCCCTGGCCGACGCCGATTCGGAAATCGACCTGTACGTCGGGAGCCGCTACGACCTGCCGCTCACGGTGGTGCCGTCGGTCCTGGTGCAAGTGGCCGTGGATATCGCCATCTACCGCATGAGCCCCGACGCCATGACGGCCACCGAGGAAGTCCGAACCCGCTACGCGGACGCGCGGGCCACCCTGAAAGCCATCGCCAAGGGCGAGGTGTCCCTGGGCCCCAGACCCGAGAAGTCCGGCGGCCAGGCAGCCAGCCCCGCCATAGTCAGCGGACGGCCCCGCGTCTTCGGGCGCGGGCGTAATGGAGGCTTGTCGTGAGTACGGACCTGATCGTTTCCCTGGGTGCCGTGGAGCGCCTGGCCGAGCGGATCGCCTTGCTCGGCGATATGGACACCCGGCCGCTCATGGACGAGATCGGCGCGCTCGGCGAATCACAGACCAAGCGCCGGATCGACGAAGAAAAGACAGCCCCGGACGGCACCCCGTGGCCCGCCTGGTCGGAATCCTACGCGGCCACTCGTCATCACGGGCAAAGCCTGCTGGTGGCGTCCCAGGCCCTGCTCGATTCCATCGACCATGTGGTGGGCATTGGCGGCGACTTCGCGGAGTGGGGCTCGAACCTGGTCTACGCGGCCGCCCACCAGAATGGCCTGGATATGTCCCTGGTCGGCTCGCGCCGTAGGATCACGGTCCCGGCGCGGACCTTCCTCGGGCTGTCCGCCGAAAACGAGGAGGACCTGGCCGTCCTGGTGGATGACTTCGTGGACCGCCAACTGGAGATGCTGCAATGAGCCTGGAAGACCTGCGCGACGCCGTAGTCAACACCATCAAGAGCGGCCTGGGGCCGGGCATAGGCTGCGAGCCCCACGGCGGCCGCTTTGACGTGGCCGAGTTGAAGCGCGTCTCGAAAAAGGCCCCGGCCGTGTTCGTGGCCTTCCTCGGCTTCCGCAACCTGACCTATGCCAACGACGGCAAGTTCCAGGCCAATGTGGCCTGGGGCGCGTTCGTGGTGGCCAAGGACAAGCGGAACCTCCGCCGCGACCTGGTGGCCGCCGCCGTGGTGGACCGGCTGACCCTTATTGTGCCTGGGAACACCTGGGGCACTGACGACTGTCTGGGAAGACCGGACAACGTGCGCGGAGACAATCTTTTTTCCTCGGTCGTGGACAATCTGGGCGTGGCCATGTGGGCCGTTACCTGGCAGCAGTCCATGGCCTTTGCCGAGGCCATGACGCCCGAAGATATGGCCGCGCTCGATCCCTTGGAAAACCTTTACGTCCGGTATCCGGTCGGGGACGACGCGCCCGAGGCCGTGGACCGGGTAAACCTGCCCCCGATCGGGGACTAGGAGACCGTCATGGACACCACCTTGTACCTCAAGCCCCGCGCGGGGCTGACCGTGCGCGACCCGCGCACCAAGAAACCGATCCCGGCCTACGGCGCGGCCGTACCCAACAGCAGCTACTGGCGACGCCGCCGCAAGGACGGTGATGTGGAAGCCACCACGGCCGCCGCCGTCAAGAAAGGGGCCGACGCCGCCGCCAAGGCAGCGGCCGCCGCAACCACCGAGGAGGGCTAAATCATGGCCATCAGCTTCAACGAAATCCCGCCCAACCTGCGGGTGCCCCTGTGTTACATCGAGTTCGACAACTCCAACGCGGTCCAGGGGCTGGCCGAGGCCGAGTATCAGTTGCTCGTCCTGGGGCAGATGCTCCCCACCGGATCGGCCGACGCGGCCGTGCCGGTGCGCGTCCTTTCCGCCGACCACGCTGTGGCCCTGTTCGGCAGGGGCTCCATGCTCGCTGCCATGTTCGACGCCATCAAGGGCGCGGACAAGTGGATGGAGACCTGGGCCATTCCCCTGGCCGACGCCGATGCGGGCGCGGCCGCTACCGGCTCCATCACCCTGACCGGCACGGCCACAGCGGCCGGTGTCCTCAACTGCTACGTCGCGGGCCAGCGTGTCCGCGCCGCCGTGGCCGCCTCCGACACGGCGGCCGAGGCTGCCACGGCCTTGGCCGAGGCCATCAATGAGGAGACGGACCTGCCCGTCACCGCCACGGCGGCGGACGCGGTCGTCACCCTGACCGCCCGGCACAAGGGCGAGTGCGGCAACGATATCGACGTTCGGTTCAACTATTACACCGGCGAGGCCCTGCCCACCGGGCTGAACGTGGCCGTCACGGCCATGGCGGGCGGCGCTGGCAACCCGGAGGTGGCCGACGCCATCGACGTAATGGGAGACGAATGGTGGAACGCCATGGCCGTGCCCTGGACCGACGGGGCCAACATGGCCGCCCTGGAGGCCGAGCTGCTTACCCGCTGGGGGCCCATGTCCATGCAGGACAGCCAGGCGTACACAGCCCTGCGAGGCACCCACGCTGAGGTCTCCACCTGGTCCGCGTCGCGCAATAGCCATCTGGTGAGCTGCATGCCCACCGGCCCTTCGCCGGTCCCGGCCTACATCTGGGCCGCTGTGTACGCCACAGTGGCATCCGTGGCCGTGTCCGACGACCCGGCCCGGCCGCTCCAGACCCTGGCCTTGCCCGGCATCCTGGCCCCGGCCAAGGAGGCCCGTTGGACCAAGGAGGAGCGCAACCTGCTGCTTTATGACGGGCTGTCCACCTACACCGTGGACAAAGACGGCACCGTCAAGATCGAGCGCGGCGTGACCTCGTACCAGACCAACAGCTACGGCCTGGAGGACGTCAGCTACCTGGACGTGACCACACCGGCCACGCTCAGTTACATCCGCTACGCCACCCGTGTGCGTATTACCACCAAGTTCCCGCGCCACAAGCTGGCCGACGACGGCACCCGGTTCGGGCCGGGCCAGAAGATCGTCACCCCGTCCATCATACGCGCCGAGCTGCTCGCCTTGTTCACTCAGCTTGAGGAGCAGGGCCTGGTGGAGAACTTCGCCCAGTTCAAGGCCGACCTGATCGTCGAGCGCAACGCGAACGACCGCAACAGGCTGGACGTGCTCGCCCCGCCTGATCTGGTTAACCAGCTCATCCTGTTCGCCGAGCAAATCCAGTTCATTCTGTAGGAGGACATCATGCAAGTAACCGGCAAAGCAACCATCTACGTGGACGGCGCGCAGCTCAACACCGCCGACGACGCCACCCTGGACACCGGCGGCGTCAAGCGCGACCCGGTAAAGGGCGGCGGCCGCGTCATCGGTTATACCGAGGAGACCGTGGAGCCCGAATTGGAATGCACGGTCTTTCACACCAAGGAGACCTCTATTGAGGATATCAAGGCCATTACCGACGCCACCGTGATCTTCCAGACAGACACGGGCAAGCGCTACGTTTTAACAGGCGCGTTCGTTACCGAACCGCCCAAGCTCAAGACCAAAGGCGGCGAGCTGGACGTGAAGATGTCCGCCGTCACCTGCGAGGAGGATTAGACCATGCCCGAACGAGTACCCCTGACCACGCCCATCAAGATCGGCAAGATAGATTACGACGAGTTGACTCTTGTCGAACCCACCAGCGCCCACATCCTGGACGCTCGCGAGGAGGCCGAAAAGGTGGTCATGACCGCCGACGGCCCGGCCCTGGTGGCCAGCCCGGCCCTGGTCGGCCAACATATCCTTCGTCGTCAGATATGCGTCGGCGATTTCAAGGGCGTGGACCTGGACATCCTCAAACGCCTCTCGCCCCAGGATCTGGCCCGCGTCCAGGACAAGGCCGACGAAATGGACATCCAGGCCGCGATCCGCGCCCAGGAAACCCTGGCCGCTCTGGACAAGCGGGGGCGATCTGGGGAGCAGGACGACCGAGGTTGAACGGCTGATCCTGCTCCTGGCCACCCGCACCGGCTGGTCCGAATCCGAACTGATGGCGCTGCCCCTGCGGCGGCTGATCCGGTACTGCAACGCACTGAGACGACTCTATGAGTAACCTGCGCACCTCCGTACAGCTGGACCTGGCCGGGAACCTGCAATCCAAGGCCAGGTCCTACGGCAACGCCCTGGACGTCATGGCCAAGCGCGGCTCCCGCAGCATGAATTTGCTGCGGCGGTCCACGCGGGCCATGGGGCAGGGGCTGGACCGGCTCGGCAATCGGTACACCGCGCTGATTACGGGCGCGGCCGGAGCCGGTACGGTCAAGATGCTGATGGGTCTCCAGACCCGGTTTACCCGGTTGGGCATCCAGGCCTCGGCGGACGCCGAGCAAATGGAGCTGCTCAAGCGCCGTATCTACGAGGTGGCCCAGGCCCCTCAAATCCGCGTTGATCCCGGTGAAATCACCTCGGCCATAGAGGAGATTGTCGAAAAGACCGGAGATCTGAAGTTTGCCGAGAACAACATCGGCAACATCGGTACCGCCATCAGCGCCACCGGGGCTGCAGGGCGGGATATCGGCGGCCTGTTGTCCGAGTTCCAAAAGATGGACATCAAGAGCCCGGACGAAGTCCTGGAAGCTCTGGACATCTTGAACGCCCAGGGAAAGATGGGGGCGTTCACCCTGCAACACATGGCCGCCCTCGGCCCGCGCGTCATCACAGCCTATACGGCGGCGGGGCGCGGCGGCACCCAGGCCCTGCGCGAAATGGGGGCGGCGCTCCAGACGATCCGTATGGGTACTGGCTCATCGGAAATGGCTGCTACCGCCTTTGAGGCCACCATGCGCACGCTCGCCGATCCCAAGAAGCTCAAGCTCCTGGGCCGGGCCGGGGTCCAGGTCTTTGACCTCGACAAGCTGAAGGAAGGGCAACGAGTTCTGCGGCCCATCAACGAGATCATGACCGATATCGTCGACAAGACCGGCGGCGACACGGTTAAGCTCGGTCGCTTTTTCGACGCCGAAGCGGTTCGCGCCTTCAACCAGGCCGCAGGCGAGTTCAAGCGCACCGGTTCCCTGGACTCTCTGGTCAAGTTCATGCAGGTCCAGGGCGACGGGAAAACCACCCTGTCCGATTCCGCCCGCGCGGCAAAGGATGCCGAGGCCTCGATGACCGCACTCTATACCGCGTGGCAGAAGTTCGCGGACTCCCGGCTGACCGCGCCCATCCAAAAAGCCGCCGACGTCCTCAACTCCCTGGGCTCGGAAGGCGCGGACACGGCCATGTCCGCGATAACATACGGAGCGGCCGGATTGGGTGCGCTGGTGTTGGGCCGCAAGGCCTACAAAGGGGCCCGAGCCCTTGGCGGGCTCTTCGGCCGGGGCAAAGGGGCCAAGGGCGGCCTGGGCGGTCTTCTGGGCGGCATGTCCTCCGGCCCGATCCCGGTCTATGTGGTCAACGACCGCATGTCCATGATGCCCGATTCCTACGGCGGCGGTTGGCAGGGCGGCTCCGGCAAGGCCGGGGCGTCCGTGGCCCGGCGCGGCGGCAGGTTGGGCCGTGTGCGCGGGGCCATGGCGGGCGCGGGCAAGTGGGCCGGGCGCGCGGCCGGGGCGCTGGCCCTGGCCGGGACCGCCTACGAGCTTTACGACGCCTGGTCCGACGACAAGCAGTCCACCGACGCCAAGGTCAATGCCTCCGGCCGCGCCGTGGGCTCCGGCCTGGGCGGTTGGGGCGGGGCCGTGGCCGGTGCGCAGCTCGGCGCGGCCATCGGCTCCGTGGTGCCCGGTTTGGGCACGGCCATAGGCGCGATCCTCGGCGGCCTGGGCGGCGGCATTGCCGGAGCCTGGGCTGGTGGCAACCTTGGCGGGCAGGCCATGGACAATCTCGGATTTCATGACCAGGAGCGCCCCGAGGGCCGCCTGCGCATCGAAGTCAGCGACGACCGCACCCGCATCACCCGTATGGATGCGCGGGGCATGGAGATGGACGTGGACTCCGGCATGTACATGGCGGGGGTGGGACAATGAGCTGGCGCGAAGAACTCGACAGCCGCCCGGCGAGCTATCGTGGGGTGCCTTTCCAAGTCCGATCCCATGACATCAGCGGCGGGCGCAGGACCCGCTCCCTGGAATTTCCGCTGCGCGACAAGCCCGCCACCGAAGATATGGGCCGCAAGGCCCACCGCTTCCGCGTGGAGGCCTTTATCCTGGGCGAGGATTACATGGACGCGCGCAACGCCCTGCTGGACGCACTGGACGCATACGGCGACGGCGTGTTGGTTCATCCCTACTACGGCTCTCGCACCGTGGCCGTGCAGGAATGGCATGCCCGCGAATCGACCCGCCGGGGCGGCATGGCAGTAATCTCCATCGAATTTGTCGAAGGTGGTCCGGTGGAATTGCCGGACGATGCCGAGGACACCGGATGGGCCGTGGAGAAAGCTGCCGAGGAATTGACCGAGGCCGCCGTCATAACCTTTACCGAGACTGTGGATGCCAGCGGGCCGGAGCGCAACCGGGAGAGCCTGCTGGACAGGATCGACAACGCCCTGGACGAACTGTCCGACGCGGTCAATGAGGCCTGTGGTGCAATCCACAAGTTGACTGATCCGGTGACCAAAATCATAGCCATGAAGACTAAGATAGAGGCGTTGCTGGAACTCCCCATAACCTTGGCCCGCCAGTTGTCGGGCCTGTTCGACGGACTTTTTTCCTTCGATCTGCCCAATTACAGGCTGTTGCTCAGTCTGTTTACCTCCAGCAGCGCCTGGCCGTCCGGGAGTTCGTCCTATTCCTCCAGCCCTAAGTCGGTCCTGTCCACCGTTGGGGCCACCATCGAGACCAACGCTGCGGCCGTAACCGGTCTGCTGCGGGCCTCTCTGGTAGCCGAGGCCGCCACCAGTGTATCCAAGACGGATTTCGCCACCTACGACGACGCCGAGGTGGTCCGCTCGGCCCTGCTCGACGCCCTGGACGAGGAGGCGGCTACGGCCGACGACACCGTTTACCTTGCGCTCGCAGCATTGCGGACCGCTGTAGTCCATGACTTCGCCGCCCGTGAGTCTCTGCCGAGGCTGACCACGTACACTCCGGGCGAGACGCTGCCCGCCCTGGTGGTTTCCCATGCCATTTACGGTAACGCCGACCGGGCCTCCGAGATCGTGAGTCGCAACAAGGTCCGCCACCCCGGCGCGGTACCCGGCGGTACGACTCTCAAGGTGGTGACCAATGGCTAATCCCGACGTGCGCTTGAAGGTGGACGGCAGCCTTTACGGCGGCTGGCGGGAAATCTCCATCCGCCGCTCCATGGAGTATCTCTGCGCGGCCTTTGACCTGACCCTGACCGACCGCTGGTCCGGGACTTCCACGGCACGCCCGGTCCGGCCCGGCGCGGCCTGCACCGTGCTGGTGGACGGCAGCCCGGTTATCGCCGGATTCGTGGATGAAGCCAACCCGAGCTATACGGAGCGCCGCCACGGAATCAGGGTGTCCGGCCGGGACCTGACCGGCGACCTTCTGGACTGTTCCGCGCCGTCCACGCAATTCTCCGGCCGGACTCTGGCTCAGGTGGCCACGGCCTTGTGCAAGCCCTACAACATCGGCGTCAAGTCCCTGACTGACGTGGGGGCAGCGTTCGATACCCTCAAGAACAATGAGGGGGACACCGTTTACGAGACTTTGGAGCAGGCCGCCCGAATCCGGGCCATGTTGCTCCTGTCGGATGGCCTGGGCAATCTGCTCCTGGCCCGCGCCGGTACCGACCGCCTGTCCACGGTCCTGGCCACGGGCAAAAACATCCTGGAGTGCGAGGCTCGTTATTCCCACCGGGACCGCTACAGCAAGTACACGGTCAAAGGCCAGACCGCCGGATCGGACGACTGGTACGGGGAGGACGCTGCCCAGCCCATGGGGTCAGCTTCCGACGCGGCCATAACCCGATATCGTCCGCTGACCGTGCTGGCCGAAAGCTCAGTGGACAAGGCTGCCGCCGCCAAACGTGCCGAGTGGGAACGTAACGTCCGCTACGGCCGCTCCAGACGTTTATGCTACATCGTTCCGGGCTGGTTCCATGCCGACGGATTGTGGGAGCCCAACCACTTGGTCCGCGTCCGGGACGCTTACCTGGGCCTGGACGACTACCGCCTTATTTCCGGCGTCAATCTGCGCTTAAACCGCGATGGATTTCGTACCGAGTTGGAACTTGTCCCGCGTGAGACCTTCGTGCTTACTCCCCTGCCCGAACAGGAGGGCGAAATATGGTGATGCGCGTCCTTTACAAGGCTCTCGGTCCTGTCCGCCGCCGCATAGCTTTGATGATCTCCCGCGCCGTGCTGACCATGGCCGACGACACCACCCTATTGCAGGAGGCGCAGGCCAAGCTGCTCGGCGAGGAGACCATGTCCCGGCTGGAGCGCTTCCAGCAGTATGGTTTTACTTCCGTGCCGCTGGCCGGGGCCGAGGCCATCGCCCTGTCCCTGGGCGGCAACCGTTCGCATACCGTAATCGTGTCCGTGGATGACCGGCGCTATCGACTGACCGGCCTCCAAAACGGCGAGGTCGCTCTCTACGATGATCGGGGCCAAAAAGTTCACCTGACCCGAAACGGGGCCGTGGCCACTATCCTGGGAGACCTTTCAGCCACCGTCACCGGCAGCGTCTCGGCTACGGCGTGGGGCGATGTTTCGGCCGTGGTTGGCGGCAGCGTGGCCATTGACGCTGGTGGCGATCTTATCGCCACGGTGGAGGGCGAAACCACCGTAGACTGCGAACGAACGATCGTGACCGGCGACCTGGAAGTCGGCGGAGGCCTGCTGGTGCACGGAACCGTTCACGGCCACGGCGGCCCGTTGAACATGACCGGCGGGCTGACCAATATCGGTGGCGACATCACCTCCAATGATATTGTCTTGGAGGCCCACCGGCACGGCGGCGTCATGTCCGGAGGCGAAAATACCGGGGGGCCGCTCGATGGCTGATGTTGCATTGATCTGGAAGGAGATGGGTGCGGACCTGTCCCTGGAAAACCTGGCCCTGGTTCGGGACGACACCCTCAAGACGGCCGTGATCCTGTCGCTGTTCATTGACCGCCGCGCCGAGGATGGCGACGAACTGCCCGGCAGCACCACGGACCGCCGGGGTTGGTGGGCCGATACCTACGCCGATGTCCTGGACGACCGTATAGGCTCCCGCCTGTGGCTGCTCAGCCGGGAGAAACAGCTGCCCAAAGTGCTGGTTAAGGCCAAGGAATACGCCGGGGAAGCCTTGGCCTGGATGGTCGAGGACGGGGTGGTCGAGTCCGTCGAGGTAACGGCCGAATGGGTCCGGCGCGGACTGCTCGGTCTGCGCATCCGTCTTTACAAGCCGAACGCTCCGGCCATCGACTACAATTTCGCATACCTGTGGGAGGCCCTCTAAATGTCTTTTGACCGACCAACTTTGACCGAACTGATCGCCCGCATCAAGGCGGATATCGAATCCCGTCTGGAGGGGGCCGACGCATCACTGCGCCGGACTCTGCTGGCCATCCTGGCCACGGTGGAGGCCGGAGCCGTGCATGGCTTGTATGGATATATGTCCTGGATAGCCGCCCAGGTCATGCCCGACACGGCCGAAGCCGAGCAGCTGGACCGTTGGGGCTCAATATGGGGCAAGCGGCGCAAACGGCCGTCCACCGCCTCGGGGGTCATTGCGTGCGAAGGGGCGGACGGCAGCGTGATCCCCGAGGGCACGATATGGACGCGGGCCGATGGAGTGGAGTTCGAGACCATGGTTGAGGGCTCCATTGTAGGAGGCAAAGCCGACGTGGACGTGGAAGCCGTTGGCGCGGGCGAGATCGGCAACACCGACGAAGGCACCAAGCTCTCGTTGTCCACCTCCGTGGAAGGGATCAAGTCCATGGCCACGGCCGGGGAACTGTCCGGCGGGGCCGACGAGGAGAGCGACGCGGACCTGCGTTCGCGCGTCCTGTCGCGCATACGCCAGGCCCCTCACGGCGGCGCTGACTTCGACTATGAGGCCTGGGCTTTGGAGATCGGCGGCGTGACCCGCGTCTGGGTCTATCCGCGTGAGATGGGGGCCGGAACCGTGACCGTGCGCATCATGACCGACGACACCACCGAGAACGGCATACCGGACGAATCCACCCTGGCCTCCGCCCAGGCATACCTGGATGGTCAGCGCCCGGTCACGGCCGAGGTCTACGTGGTCGCGCCGATCCCCGATCCGCTGGACATGGAGATCAACCTGGCCCCCAATACCGCCGCCGTCCGTGCAGCCGTACAGGAAGAAGTCACCGCCGTTATCCTGGCTGAGTCCGTGCCCGGCGGCGCCACGCTGCTCAGTCATTTGCGGGAGGCCATATCCGTGGCAACCGGCGAGACCGACCATGTCCTGGTCTCGCCCACGGCCGACGTGGAGCATGAGGTCGGCCATATTGCCGTACCTGGGACTATAACCTTCGGGGGATTGTCATGAGCCTGACCTCGGAACAGTACCGCGACCAATTAATGGCTCTGGCCCCGCCCGGAATGGCTTTGCCTACGGACTCGGACAGCATATGGGCGCTGCTTCTCTTGGCCCTGGCTGACGAACTGGCCAGAGCCGATGGCCGGGCCGATGATCTCTTGGACGAGGCCGACCCGCGCACGGCCCTGGAGATGCTTAGGGATTGGGAACGCGTTTGCGGCCTACCGGGCGACTGTTCCCAAGACGCTGAAACCATCCAGGAACGTCGACGGGCATGCCATCTGACCCTGGCCGCTCAGGGCGGGCAGAGCGCCTCCTATTATATTGATATGGCCGCCGCCCTGGGCGTGACCGTGACCGTGGAGGAGTTTCGTCCGTTCCGGGCCGGTGTCTCATCGGCCGGTGATGCCCTGACCAACGGCGATTGGATATACGCCTGGCGCGTTCACGCCCCGGAGACCTCTATTCAATCATTCCAGGCTGGGGGCAACGCCGCAGGCGATGCCCTGGCTAAGTGGGGCAGCGAGTCTTTGGAGTGCCGTCTGTCCCGCCTTGCCCCGGCCCATACAATCCTAATCTTTGCCTACGGAGAGGAGTAGAGCATGCAACGCATTCAAGGCGATTATGCGACTGAGGACAATCGGTTCACCGATGGCAATCCGGCCGGAGGCGTGCCCGCAACGGTGGTCACGGACGAGTGGCTTAACGGGGTCCAGGAGGAGATCATGGCCGTCATTGAGGCGGCCGGGCTGACCGCTGACGGTGCAGACCTGACGCAGCTGCGTCAGGCCATCGCGGCCATGATCGCCGCAGGAATCCCGGAGCCGGTCGGCTCGACCACGGGCTGGACGCCGCGCGGCCTGACCGTGCTGACCACCGGCACGGACGCCAATGTCGCCATTGCCGCCAAATCGCTGGTGGTCGCCGACGCAGACGGCCATGTCCGGGAGCTGTCGGGCGTGGACGTCACCGCCGCCACGACGGCCAGCGGCGCGGGCGGGCTGGACTCCGGCGCGGTCGCCACGGACACGTGGTACGCGGTCCATGTAATTGCCGACGGTGCGGGCAACGCGGCCGGGCTGCTGTCGCTCTCGACCGACACCCCGACAATGCCGAGCGGCTACACCTACTCCCGGCGGGTGGGGTGGATCAGGACCGACGGCACCAACGGGTATCCGCTACCCATCGCCCAGTTTGGGCAGACGGTTTACTACACTCCCGGTGCCGCCAATAATCTGATCGCATATCCGGCATTAGCAGCCGGGGTTGCAGGGTCAATAGTGACCCCCACATGGGTGCCCGTTAGTGTGTCGGCGACAGTCCCGCCCACCGCTGTAACCATATGTGTGCTCGGCCACGTCCAGTTGGAGGGCGGACTGCTTGTTGCTCCCTCTGGCGATTTTGGCGGGTACTCATCTTCGACAAATCCGCCCCCGATGTCGCTGGATGGTGGGCCAAACGCGTCGATGTCCATGTCAACGACAATGGTTTTACGATCAACTGATATTTATTACGCAGCTAAGGCCGCCGGAGACAGTCTCGCCGTCCGAGGTTGGGAGGATGTGATTTAATGGCAGGATACGCAGTACGTAACGACGGGACATTCGGTTGGCGAGCTATCAGGTCAGCCGAGGACATTCGAGACAATGAGATATATAGCGCAGCCGCCCCCGGCCCCTATGTGGCAACCGACGAGGACCTGGCCGAGGCCGTTCGGGCCGAGCGGGACCAGATGTTGGCCGATGGCGACAGACGGGTGTTGCAACTCGCCCGCCAAATCCGCGAGGCCGAGCGCAAGGGCGATGACGCCACCGATCTGGAGGCCGAGTTGGCGGCGTGGGATGCGCGACAGGCCGCGTTGTGCGATGTGCCTCAGCAGGCCGGCTTCCCTCACGTCATAGAGTGGCCTGACACCCCGCCTCTGCGGGGTGATATTCCCCAGGAGTAGGTCGTGTTCCCTGGATATTGCGATCTACATATGATGCAGGGCAGTCATTTTGAGACGTGGCTCCGCGCCAAGGACAGCGTCGGTGCCGATGTTGGCCTTGATCTGACCGGCTGTGTGTTCCGGTCGCAAATGCGGGCGGAGACGGGCGGCGCGCTACTTCTGGAATTTGATGTCGATCATAGCCGTTTGGCTGAGGGGTACGTCGGCTTGACAGCCACCGCCGCGCAAACCGCCATGGTAACCCGACCGGGCGTCTACGACGTGGAGTACTCGGACCCGGACGGCCGGACTTGGAAGTTGTTGCGCGGCAACATCAGCCTGACCAAGGAGGTGACTGAATGATAATCGAGGTCGTCGAGGTGTCCTTCCCCGGCCGCGTCCACGTGGTCGAAGTCGGTCAATTCCCGCTTCCCCCTTCAGTGAAGCTTTCCGGGGCCGAGATAGTCCAGGCCATTGACGCGGAGTTGGGCGGCCAGGGCTGGCAGACGTCCAGCACCGAAAGCGGCCAGGACGGGGCGGACGCCTATGCAGTGGCCTTGGCCAATGGTTTTACCGGCACTGTTGAGGAGTGGTTGGATTCACTGGTCGGGCCTCAGGGAGAACAAGGCGTCCAGGGTGCCCAGGGGGAACCGGGTGGCCAGGGCGACCCCGGCGTGGCTGGAGAGGACGGAGAGGGAGGTGCCTCGGCCTACGAGTTGGCCGTTGCCGCTGGCTACATCGGCACCGAATCCGAATGGCTGGCCTCGCTTAAGGGGGACAAAGGCGAAACCGGTGCTGCCGGAACCAATGGCCAGGACGGTGAATCCGCCTACGAGCTGGCCGTTGCCGGTGGATATTCCGGCACTGAGGCCGAATGGTTGGCTTCGCTGCAAGGAACTGCCGGAGCCGACGGCAGCATGATCACCGTATCAGCGACCGAGCCGAGCAATCCGGTCGAGGGGGACCTGTGGCTCGACATTTCCTAGGCGCTCCCATGCCACTTTTTGCCCCGCTGACCAAGCGATCGCTCCGGGACTTTCAATATATTGAAACGAGCAACGTACTCCTGCACCTGCCCGCCTTCCGATGTTTTCATTGTGCCACCCAGGACCGTGCCGGACAGCTGCTTTGCAATGTCTGTGGACTGACCTATTGGGGATGGAGCTAGATGAAACGATACTACTTGACTCCGCTGGTGCCGGTAAACGATGGGTCAGAGGCCCTAGAGCCCGCCCTAGACGTCGTCTATAAAGGGACTTGGGGGTCTGACCCCGGCCCGACAATGGACACGCTGATCGTCTGGGCCGACGTTACCGACGAGGAACACGGGGCCATCCTGGCCGTGAACGGCGTTTCAGAGGTCGAGTGATGACCATATTGTTTGATTTTGATTTCTCCGCCTACTCCACCGGCACTGAACTTCAGGAGATCGCCCCAGAATGGGTATTGTCCGGTAGCCCGAGACTGGGGGTGCGCTCAACGGGCAGGCTTTCTCACACCGTATACACCGGGGGCTCTTATAAATACCATCGCCCTGGGCCAGTCCGTTGGTCCATTGATGTGTTCGCGGGAGACCCCACGAATGGAGGCCCAGCATGGTATTTCGGCGTAGGCAACTCGGGGGTCTCAGACACCGCTGGCGCATACGTCCAATATAATTTTGCTGCCCAGCAGTGGCGCATTACCGAAGGGTATACCGTTCGTGGGTCGGTTGCCGATGACTGGCACACTCTGGGCGCAGCCCGTCGGCTGATCCTCGATTGGGCCCCGGCCGCCAAAACCCTGTCCCTGACGGTCGTGGATGGAGGTGTTGAGGTGGGCAGTTCGACTGTCACGGGCATAACTCCCGATGGGGATTATCTGTTTTTGGCCGCCCGTTGGAACGACGAGGCCTACCACACCATCACGTTGTCGGCCATGTCGGCCACGGATGGGGCCGTCGAGTCCACTCTTTTGCCGTTTAAAGCCTATGTCTCTGGTACCTGGGTAACAGGCACCTTTAAGTGTTACACCGACGGGGCCTGGATCCCCGGGCAGCTCAAGCGCTTCAACGGCACGAGTTGGGATTAGCTTTTTGACAACTGAATAGGGCGACCAAAAGACAACAGCCCGCCGGATCACTCCGACGGGCCGAGCCAAGAGGAACAGGCGGGGGCGCTGCAACGCCCCCACTGGCGCTGTACGGACATACAGCTCCACCGGCCGAGGCCAGCTGCTCCATTCACCTGTACAGGCTGAAGAGGAAATAGCAGGCCGCGACACAACATGTAAAGTAAGGTAATATGAATGAGTTTCGTTGTCGCAGATGCCACCGACTGCTAGCTATGGAAACTATCGAAGACGGCGCGCTAGACATCCAGTGCCCGCGTTGCAAGACAATGAACCGTCTGAGGACCGAGAGTCCCGACCATGAAGGCCACCGAGCCTCCCCCAAGGAGCAACGACGTGCCTTCCCGAAAGAAACCCCATCATCCCCCCATCCCTGGTAGATTCGATCCGCCCACCGAAGACCGCCCCGGTTACATTGAGGGCGAGTCCGGTGTGGCCGGGTTCGGCTGCCGCGACTTCTACGTGGCCTGGATTCACTCCAGACTGGCCAGAGAGTTGATCCTCAAGCATCACTACTCTCATCGCATCGTCAACAACAGCTATTGCCATCTGGGCGTTTACTACCGCCGCAACTTGGCCGGGGCGCTGTCCTTTGGATACGCGCTGAACCCAGTTCAGGTAGGCAAGATCGTGCCAGACACTAAGATCGGCGAGTATATGGAGCTGAACCGCATGTGGCTGGCCGACGTGGCCCCCAGGAACAGTGAGAGTCGGGCATTGTCCTATGCTTTCAAGTACATCAAACGGGCTTGTCCCTCCGTGGCCTGGGTCCAGTCCTTCGCGGACGAACGCTGCGGGCGCAACGGCGTGGTCTACCAGGCGAGCAACTTCCTTTATTGTGGGCACCACTGGACAGACTTCTACTTCCTGGACGCGGAATATTATCACCCCATGTTGCTCACCGCGCACAAGAAAAGCGGTGTGCGAGGGCGTATCCTGCGCGAAGAGAAGAATCGAGCGATCCCGCTCCGCTTTAGGCAGTTTCGCTATGTCTATTTCATTAAAAATAGCTGGCGCAAGCGCCTGGCGCTCAAGACCCACCCATACCCCAAACCCGAGGCCCAGGACTGA